TCCAACCCCCTGTATATCATCACGGCTCGACCGTTTACCTCTTTGGTCGTGAGCCGATACGTGTGATACAACCTCTTACCTTCCTTATCAAAGTGAAATGCCGCCGGTACTCGCATCTGGATGATCGGCTCTTTTGCATAACACTTCTGCCCGTCATTAGGACCCCCAACCAGCACCATCTTGAAACCATCATGCTTGCTGTTCATCTTTATCTCAATACGGCCACTTCTCTGCGAGTACATCATTAACCCCCTCAATTCTACCAAGCCACCTGCCATACTTCCCTGTCTTGTTAGTCGTCATCGAAAACTCTCCATTTTCATCCTGAGCAAATCGCAGCAACATCTCAAGCTCCTCAGTTGCCTCCCTAAAGCCATTACGACCCCTCTCTGGTGTATTCACACCATCAAGCCGAATCCGCACTACACAGAAGCAGTGAAATCCTAAATCAATCCGAGCGTCAAAGGTGTCACCGTCCACCACCTTGATAACTTTGCAGCGTTTGTATTCCCTCACAGCCCGCACCCTCCTTCGCATTCCATATCGAAAAGCTCCAGCTGATTTTCATCCAAAGGAGCGTCAGCCAGTGGTTTGCAGGATCTGTGTAAATACAGTTTTGCATCCATCTTGCGATTAAAAACAGTGCCTTCGGTTCTCATGCCTTCATCAATTTCAACAGCTCTTGCCCAGCCGTCCGGGTCATTGTTTTTCAGACGCAACCATTCGCGATTGGATTTATACGGACAATAAACGCATGCGCTTCGTGGCACATGATGAGGTACACGCTTTTCCAGATAGTTCATACAGTCCTGCCGAGTCATCTTATCCTCGATCAACGGAAAACGAACATCTGACCAGCCACGCAACTCAAACCGGCCTCTGGCTCTGGCAGCTCTGCCCGGCTCATCGAGAGAGAAGCCTAGATATTGCACCAGCTTGACATCCTTGGGCGTGCGTTGACGTGGCTTAAGTCCAAGCACATCACGCCGGATGCACTTTTCAACCACCTGCACCTTGTATTCCATCGTGCATTGACGCCGCACTTGCCCAACAGATCCACCGGTATTCATTTGCGTGAATGCTGGGATGCTGACAAAACGCTGGCCGGTTGAGTTTTGCCCTTTGAGCAAGTCGTCACCCAAGCACCCGCGACTTCTCACGAGGATCTCTGCACCGCCTAGAGACTGCAACCACTCAAGATGTTTGTACACTGCGGCAGGCTCGTCGCCTGTGTCTGCAAATATCGCGCAGTCAAACTGATGATCCAGCTCCAGATCTAAATCCATCAGATAGAGTGCAGTAGACTGCACGCCTGCACCCAGATTTAATATGTGGTATTCACGCATAATCACCCTCCGGCTCATGAATCTTATTGTTCATTGTTCTTAGCAACTCCTCCATCTGGCTCATAAGCTGCTTGGCAGCTAGCCTCTGCATAAAAGGCAGATCCTCGTTAATTTCTTTCAGCACTAGAATACTATCGCACAACAGATCATGTGCCTGCACCATCAATCGTTCCTCCGTCACGATAAATCCCCCTCAAGTTGGTCACGCAAAATGCCTTGGGCAAATTGCAAATAATGAATAGCTTTACCAAGATCCTCAATCGCACCTTCAACCGTTCCAGCTTTTAAATCATGCCGGTGCATGTACTTGCCAGCATTAAACACACAGGCCATGATTGCCGCCTGGTCACCATAAGCATCACGGAATGTATCAAAGTATTCCATGTGACCATCCGGCCTTTTGTAGTGCCTGGCTGGTGTTACTTTTTCTAAATCCATATCGCACCTCTTTTAGTTTATAAGACAACTGCCCCCGCTCGCGCCTAAAGGAGGCAAAAGCACAAGCGGGAGCGAGTTGTTAGAGTTACACACACGAAACTCTGGCTGTTATTTTGCCACCGGCCAGTGGGCAATGCCTGCCGCCAACAACTAACAACACAGCGGCTAAGCCCGGCATCAGGCTAATTTGATTCTGGCGACTGGTCACGCTTCTCAGCCTTTTCAATTTCATCAAGTATTGGCTGCACCAGATCTGTTGGCAGTTCATTCTCACCAATAAACCGGCCTTTAAGCTGTTTCCACCTGACAGCATGTTTGACAATGTGGCACCAGAAGCGGAGCATGCCAACACGCTCCATTCCTATGCCATTTGCTAGACCGAATGCCATTGATAGCAGAATGGGGCTATTGCTTCGCACCTTAAGCCGGTCGGAGCTGACCGGATCAATAAAGAATAAACGCATTAGATTTCCTCCTGTTCAAGTTTGCTCATCAGTTTAGCTAGCTGTTCACGTTTTGCAAGCAGCTTGTTCTTATCCTTCCGGCCAAGCTCACCGCTTTTGAGTTGTCGGTTGATTTCACCAGCCTCACGCATAGCCCTTTGATACCGATCATCAGCCAAATGGCCTGTAAGTGGTACTGCACCACCACGGTCATCTTTGGCAGGTGCAGGAAATATGTTTTTCCAGTTCATTGCAACCGAGTGCGTCACAGCCTTTTGCAATTGCTTTACAGTCTTAAACTCAAAACGTTCAATAGCTGCATTAAGCCTCTTAGCTGTAAAGGTGCCATGCTCAGCGTTATAGTATTTCTCAAACTCTCTGACGGCTGCGACTGCTGCTGTAAACTGGTCATCGTCGAGCGCAGCGAAAAAAGACAAAGACCTTATTTCTTTTCTTCTTATTTTTTCTTTATTCTTCTTCTTTCTTCTTATTTCTTCTTCTTTTAGTTCACCTCTTGTCCACTGCTTGTTCACCTCTTGTTCACTTCCTGTCCACCTCTTGTCCACCTCTTGTTCACTTCCTGTCCACCGCTGCTGGCTTTCATCGTTGTAAACCCCCCAATTACATAGGCTTACAGTGGTTCTGTTGTGTTCACTGTTTAAGCGTATATTGCCAAGCGTCTCTAATCTTTTTAGGAGCTTGTGTGCGTAACTGCGACTGCAACCGAGTAGCTCTGAAATCGTTACAGTGCTGGTTATTAAGTCGCCTGGCTCTAGAATAGTGCCATCTGGTAGCTGACCGCGCTTAAAATTTGCTTTTATTAAAAGCCAACTCCATAGCTTCCACAGCTTCTCATCCTGAAATACGGCGGAATCTTCAGACTTCCGCCACAGCTTAACAAAGCCATCCATGCCACTTGCCCTCCTTTAGCAAAAACGGCCAGCAGAGTTGCAGAACGTCTGCATAAGTACCCACGGACTCTGCTGACCGCTGGAACACCAACACACCTAAAAAGGTATATCGCTGCCTTCAGGTGGCATCTCGCGCACAGGCTTGTGTACCGTCTCCGGTTGCGGAGGTGCTGCGCCTTGGTTTTCAAGGACCACATAACCCTTTACACGGTTCTGCTCACCATATGTATCGTCTTTTTCAATTGCCAGCTTTAGCTGACCCGATAAACCTTTCAATTCTTTTGCGCTGATTTCATCACCAGCTTTAAGCCGGTCATGCAGCCCAGTGGCCTTACAGAATTGGCTTATCTTGAAGTAAGCCTTCTCGGTTTTCACCAGATAATCAAACATCTGAATATAACCACCAGCTCCGTCAAAGATCTTTAGCGTAATCCGCCACATCTCGTTATTAGCCTGACTAAATTTGTCCTCCCCGGCCATGACAGAGAAATCATAAACACCCTCGGCCAGTACTCTAAAACTACTTTCCAAATCTTTGTCAGCCCATTCTTTCACTAATTGCATCTTGTCACCTCTTAAAGAGAATCGTTAATAAAGTCTATACACTTCTTTTGTATGTCAGCCGGTAGCTTAGCAACAGTTGTTACGCCAGCCTTCTCAAGCCACTTCTCAACTGTCGCCTCTGGAACTTCATGCTCTGCAATCAGCTTCTCAAGGATCTTTGATTGCTTGGTGGCCTTACTCTTGGCCTCCACATCACTCCTGCCATATGCATCTGCAAAGGTATCATAAGACCAAGGAAAACGCTTACCGACCGGGAAAGACTCCACGCGACTCTTACGCACCGTAGCAATCCGCTTTGAGCCTTCAAGCGTAACCTCGCACCACAGATCTAGCTCATACTCCAGCTTCTCCCAACAATCGAAAGTATCACCAATGACGGTGCCATCATCCCACTGTGGCTTTGCATGAGCAACAAGAAGAACATTCATGTCTAGCTGGTCCAGGTTACGTATTAAACGCCGCATCCACTTTATGGCTTCCTTCTTATCAGCACCATACTGAGAGCCAACAGACTTCTCGGCTTCACTAATCTGCACCATCCACCACTTAGTTATACTGTCGAGAATAACCGTCTTTCGGTCATGCTTCTGCGTAATTAGCTGATGGATAGCCTCAACCACCGGCACCGCATCCTGTGCGCCGTCAGCAGGTCCCATA